ATGAATTTAACCTTATAGATAAAGTATCTTAGCCTTAAGAATCAACTTAGGGTTAATACATGTAAGATATTGTTAGCAGTGATGTTAACACATAGATAAAATACCATTCTATGATTTTAGGGTTTTTAAAACTGTTGTTATTACAGTTTTTTAATTGTTTTTTTATTGTTATTATTTGTATGAGTTCTGTTGTTTTGTTTGTAATGGTTACTCTTTTTTCTCTACTTTTTTCAGTAAGAGGATGGTTATGTATACTACAATTTGGTATATTTATAAAAACTTTTTACCTGGTTTGTTAGTGGATTTAAATGATGTGTAACATTTGTAACACAAATTTTAAATCTTTATATGATTTTATTTTTGAGTTTATGGCTTGTATGGTATTTTTGTGTATAATATATATTCTTCACAAGTTACTAATAATATTTATCACATTAATTTAAAATAATTTAGATTATTTTTTAGATGTGATTAACATATGTTAATAAACTTAATGTTGTATAATTCATGTTCACAAACCTGTTATAGAAGATAATGTATAAATATTGTAAGATTGTTAATCTATGCCTGTGCAAGATTAACTTCCAGTTTTTTATAATAAAGAAAAGAATTAATTAGTTGTGCCTATTAATTTTGATTTTTATGGTAAAATGTTGGCAGTATTTGTTTCTATAATGAATATGTGTGAGTTCTTTTGTTTAAAGATTTATAGTTGTGAATATTGGGCCCATATGAGAAAAACAAGGGATGTTTTTAAAAGAATTTATTAAACAACTAATGTTTATTCTATATGTGGTGGTGCGTCTATGGCTAAAATGTTTATGACTTATATTTTTGCTACTGTTAGTTCAGATATTCTTTTATCTTATGATACTGATTTTAATAATTTGTTTACATCTTTTAGTGTATTAACTTTTATCTCTTAAACTTTTTATAGTTTTGCAGTTGATTGTTAATATAATTATAGTAATTCTGTTATACTATAATAAATAATGTCAATACCTGATTATAAGAGTTTTAGTGATATTTTTCCAAACTTAAACCGTCAACAAGTTAGTGATTGGTGTCTTTCGTGTTCAATTATTAATGATGATTCTTAACTAGATTTTCCAGATTGGTATATAGTTAATGAAATATCTTTGTAACTAGAATAACGTAAACGACATGCTTTTAAGCCTAGGATAAAAGTTCAGGGTTTAGAGAGTGTCTTTATGAAGAAATCGAAATATGCTAACACAGATAGATGGATTTCTCCTGTTAATTTTACATGTACTAATTAAGATGGTAAAAAATATACCGCAAAGTATATTTCTATGCCTTCTGGTCCTGTTAAGAATATGTGTTTATATTATTCACTCTGGATATTAATATATCCAGAGAGTTATTTTACATAAGATGTATCTGTTTAGTATGATTTGGGTGTTTTTTAGTCAATAGTTACTGAATTCAAAGATGTTATCGATGAGTTTACTCCTATGGATAAAAATAATAAACCTTTAAATTATAATGAAGATGTCTAAGTTCCTTTGTTTAAAAGTGAAAAGGATATTAGGTTGTTTTATGATAAAATATGGAATCATAAGAAGAAATAGCACTGTCCTTACAAGATATATAATACTGTTGGAGAAGAACTTGGTCCAATGTCTCTTCTAATTAAAGAAGAATCTAAAAACAATTTTCATGTCTATATGTCTCTTGATATATATGAACATATGTTTAAATCTACTCTATTTACTAATATTCCTTATGCCTTTGGTGTTGAGAAATTAGATAAAGATATATTTGATATATAAAAAGAGTAGTAAGATGAAAAACAAAAATTGTTAAAAGAAGAAAAAGAAAAAGAATAACAAAAGAAAATTACTGATGAATTAGTCGTTAAATAAAAATAATAATAAATTTCTCTATTACATAGAGTTTTAGGATAGGATTATTAATCTTGTGAAGATAATAAAGGGTTTGTCAAAGCCCTTTAATTTATTAATCTATACGAAGGAGAACTACATTGTTATGTTGAATCTAATCGTAATGCTCTTTATTTTGGTGAAGGTACCGCAGGGCAACTTCAAAATGGTTATGTTACTATTGATGTTAGATCAGGTAAATCATTAAAACTGAAATATATAGATTAGTACCATCCACTTATTAATACTTCTATTGTT